CGGTTGCAACAACGTTTGTTGCTGTCACGTTTGTAGCGTAAACAGCACCCGAAGATACACTTGTACTTGCTAATAAAGTAGCAGTTGTAATTGCACTAGAAACAACATTTGTTGCATCTAAAGATCCCGCACTAGCAGCTGTTGCAACAACATTTGTTGCTGTCACGTTTGTAGCGTAAACAGCACCCGAAGATACACTTGTACTTGCTAATAAAGTAGCAGTTGTAATTGCACTAGAAACAACATTTGTTGCATCTAAAGATCCAGCACTAGCAGCAGTTGTAACAACGTTTGTTGCTGTCACGTTTGTAGCATAAACAGCACCAGAAGATACACTTGTACTTGCTAATAAAGTAGCAGTTGTAATTGCACTAGAAACAACATTTGTTGCATCTAAAGATCCAGCACTAGCAGCAGTTGCAACAACGTTTGTTATGGTAGAGTTTGTACTCTTGATATTCGTTGATACAATAGATCCTGTTGTAATACTATCCGACACCTTGAATGTACCTACTATATCTAACGTCTTTGAAGGTGATGATGTACCTAAACCAACGTTGCCTTTTGTATAAAATACATCGAATCCGCTTGTTTGCCAAACTTCAGATCCACTATATGCACTACCACTTTTATAAAAATTACCCGTAAAATTAATATCACCAATAATATCTAAAGTATAATTAGGTGACGTGTTTGCAATACCAATTTTCTCACCTACTATTAATTTCTTCGCAACTGACGCATCACCCATAGATGATATAGCCCCACCATTTGAAAAATTTGTAAAACTTGTTGTATTTTCAGAAACAAATCTGGACGCACCCCCTATAGTAAGGACATTTGAATTATAAGTTAAATCAGTACTTGCTAATGTATCAGCTGATGATGCATAAATCAAACTATTTGATAAAAATGATCCGGATGTACTTAAAATATACCCTGAAGTTCCTCCAATTGGACTACTTCCAGGTGGAGCTGTTGTGCTGGCTCTGTATCTTATAATTGTTGTACCAGACGTATTTTGATTAATGTATTGTAATTGGCCTACACCACCTTCTTTGTTAACTATACTAAATTGCACATTTGTTAAATCACCAGTAAAACTAGAAGTTATAACCCACCCGGATGGTTTGTATAACCCATTGATTTCCCAAACTGCATGCGTTGCAGTTCCAGCAGAAACAGTTACGTTTATCATTGCCTTGAATGAATTTGTAATATTGTCATCGAAATAAAACTCTGTAATGTCAGTAAACGTATTTTGATTATTTGCCAATGTTGCTTGACGCTCATAAACAATATCACTTAAATTTGGAGTTACGTTAACATTATTAATAAGCGTATGACCACTGATATATGTATCTTTTGTAGATAAAGTACCATTATTAACAATAGATCCACTTGTAGCACCTACCGGTAACGAAGTATTCTCTATAACAATTTGTGTTTCAAAGACCTGAGCATTCTGATTGTAAGACATACTTTTATAATAAATACATAGAAAAAATTTATTATAAATTCATAGGTTATTTATATATTTAATTCACTATTTATCACTTTTAATATCCTTGTAAAGGATTCGACAAAATTATCAATGTTGTACACATCCTTTTTAATATTTCTTAAATATTTATGAGCCCTTTTAATTTTACAATCTGTTTTCAACAACTCATCTATTTCTATATTTATACTAGTATAATCATTTGTTTTTGATTTAAAATATAAAGGATATTCTTCACCCAATAATTCTACAACCGCAGGATGCTTGTTTATTATTATAGGCGTCATTCTTACTATACATTCAATAATAGTATTAACCGCAGATGCATCCACTAAATTTATAAAAATAATATTTTCGGTCATTAATTTATCATAATCATCGTTTTCTAAATACTCTATAAATTTTACCGTATCGTTTTTATTACATAAATCATCATAAAAGTGCCTGTGCCAATTATTCACTACTTTATTCTTATTGTCATCTAAACAATTTCCAACCGAACAATTTCCAACCGAACAATTTCCAACCGAACAATTTCCAACCGAACAATTTCCAACCAATGAATTTCCAACCAATGAATTTCCAACCGAACAATTTCCAACCGAACAATTTCCAACCGATGAATTTCCTATTTCAGCATTTTGACATTGTGTATATATTAAAGTATTTTTAATATTGTCTATAAAATTATTTTCAGGGTAATAATTGTTCATATTTTTACCACGTAACGCTATTTTTTTTATTGTGCATTTTTCTGTTTTTATTGGTATATTACTTTTATCACCGCATAGGAATCCGTATTTACATTTGGTAGATTTAGGTAATGTTAAATTATAAAATGAATATACATTCCTTAACCATCCACCAATATGAATAACACTTTTGTATTTATTTTCAAAGAATGATTTATAAGAAAACTTGGCCACATTACTTTCAGTTGGGTGGGTTAATTTGTAAACAGGTATTTCTAAATTCATTTTTTGAAATTCTTTATCAAATTGATCCTTTAAATAGTTTGACAAAACAAATATACCCTTGCATTTATTTAACGAATCTATAAATTCTTTACATTCTAATAATTCTTTACAATTATATTCGCTAAACGATGTATCAAATGTATGATGTACAAACCCAACCCATGATTTTTGATACGGTATTATTTTTAAAATCTTGTTAATTTCACGATTCCAATGAAACGTTCTATCCATATATAAATCCAATAATAATGGGCTTGATTTATTATGCAAAAACTCTATGTGTTTATATACATATTGCCAACCAGATCTATGTGCACCAGAATAATCAACCTGATCTATATATTCCATATCAAATAACCCACGATTATTACTACTTAACTTGTCCTTTTTATTTAAACAATCGTTTATAATCCATTTCCATTCTTTTAAATAATCAAATGTATTTGCATTATCGAATGTATTTGCATTATCAAATGTATTTGCATTACCAAATATCTTTTCTTTTAATCCGTAATTATATATTGAATTTATAGTACCATCAGTTAAATTATAAGATATTATGTATACAATTATATTTTGTAAATTATCATCTTTAATTGACCTAAAATCGGAATAACCCTTTGAAAGTGCAAAGTTTTTAACAATATTGTATAATTCGTCTATTTTAATATCTATAGACTGACACTTTTTTATTTGTAAATTCTTGGGTTTATTAATAATCAAGTTTATTAACTTGCTCGTACAGTACATATCAAACAAATTTGTATTTATATACAATAACTTGTGATAAATATTTTGTCGAAATTCATTTGCTTTTAGTAAATTAATACACATGTCAATTAATATACTAGATTCTATGTTTATAGGAATTAACTTTTCATTTATCGGTAAATAATAATTGTATTGCCAATTTGTTTCTTTCATTAAATTGAAAATTTTTCTCGTCGTGTATATAGGTATTATTGGTGTATAACAATATATTGAAAATAAACAAGCATGAAATCTCATCGGTATACATAAATCAACATTGCAAAGAATAGCGAAAATTTCATTACTACTTAATTCCCTTTCAATCGATGTAAAATACGAATCGTTTAATTTTAATTTAGTTACAACATCTCTTGCAATTAATATATCATTTTCATTTGGATTTTGTTTACATGTATTAAATGGAACAAATATAATATAATAATTCTCGCTTATTAAAAATTCAATAAATTCACATAATCCAGTTATTACTTTATCATATTCATTTAAATAATTTATATTATAAACATGTCTCGATAAGCAAAAACACACTGATTTTTTGGTACCTTTCGGTAAGGTACCTTTCGGTAAGGTACCTTTCGGTGATTTATATACATTTGATAATACATCTATGTTGTACTTTTTTGTTATATTTAATCTAAACGCGGCAATGTCATTGTAACTTGTAACTTTTTGTAGTTTAAACTCATTCAATAACATACAAGACAAATCTGGTAAATAAAAAACTCGTTCTTTACTAAAATATTTATAAAATAATTCTATATCAACTCGAGTTCTTAAGAAAACATAATCTATTATGTTTATTTTTTCAGTTTGTATTAATGTTTCAATATAAGGTATACCCACCGATATTGCTATAATCTTATTCTTTTTGTTTTGGAATTTTTTAATAATCTTGTCTAAAAAATACGAGTTCAACACATCCCCTCCCCCTACAATAATAATATCATCGTCAGAAAACACAACATCTCTTATTTTATCACAATCGTTGAAACAGGCGATATAATTGTTATTTATATACGTATCAAATAGGTTTAAAAACGATTGTTTATATTGTTCATCTCCTGTATTATAGTGACCATAATACCCAATGATTTGTAAATGTAACACCATATATATAAACAAGAAATTAAAATCGTATAAATCAATTAAAATGAGAATAAATCAATAAAAAATTTAAAATAAAAAATTTAATTTATATTACAAATAATAATAAAGTAAATGAGTAACGTACAAATCGAATCTGTTATTAAAAACACTGGTAGCAATAGATATACGGTATTTCCTATCAAGTATAATAATTTATGGACTTTTTATAAACAACATTTAAGTACGTTTTGGACGGTTGAAGAGGTAAAATTAACAGATGACCTCGTAGATTGGAATAATAAATTAAACGACAATGAAAAATACTTTATCAAAAACGTATTAGCATTTTTTGCAGCAAGTGATGGAATCGTTAATGAAAATTTAGTATTAAATTTTTACAACGAAGTACAAATACCAGAAGCACGTCAATTTTACGCGATTCAAATGTTAATTGAAGCCGTTCATAGCGAACAATATTCTTTGTTAATTGATACATATGTTTCAAACGTTGATGAAAAACACAAATTATTAAACGCAATTGAAACAATTCCAGCAATTAAAAAAAAAGCAGATTGGGCAATCAAATGGATCGAAGAAGGCAGTACTCTTCAACAAATGATACCAGAAAAATACATGGCAAGTTATAAATTTTTAGTTAGTGGAAATGAATCTGCTGATGATCCATTACACGATGAACATATTGAAGCACTCGGTTATTTAACACGAGAACGTCCCAGTTTTGCTCAAAGACTTTTAGCATTTATTTGTATCGAGGGAATTTTCTTTTCTGGCTCTTTTTGTGCAATTTACTGGTTAAAAAGTCGAGGTTTAATGCCTGGACTAAGCACTGCTAACAGTTTTATTTCGCGTGATGAGAATCTCCACGCAGAGTTTGCAATCGAGTTGTATAAAATGTTGGAGGCTCGTTTGGATGAAGAGATAGTACACGGTATTTTTAAAGAAGCTGTTGAAATTGAAAAGGAATTTATCACAAAAAGCCTTCCAGTTTCTTTAATCGGGATGAATTGTAATTTAATGAGCAATTATATCGAAATGGTTGCTGATCGATGGTTAGTTTTATTAGGTTATCAAAAAATTTTTAATACACAAAACCCGTTTCCTTTTATGGAAATGATTAGTTTAAATGAAAAAGTCAACTTTTTCGAAAATACAGTTACAAATTATCAACGAGCTAACGTCGGATCAACCGAAGAAGACCGTAAAATCACATTTGATTCCGACGATTTTTAATATATTTTGCATTTAAATTCTTTCAAATACCTAAAAAATATTTATATTAATCACAATATTAAAATGAATATTTTTATTAAAGAAGAAGCCGATCACGCTCGTCTGTAAGGACGAGCGCAAAAAAGCAACTTGTCCGTACGGACAAGTTGGGTGGTTCTGATGACTTTTAATCGAATTCGTACAACATCTATTTAATTTCGTTCAAAATCCTATTTAAAAATAAAAATTATTATAGGGGTATAACACTTTCTCCCTATGGAATCGGAGATAATAGATCCAAATTGTATTGTTAAAGCATTTCAAAATAACAATATTAGTATCATAAAAGACGAAGATAATAAATATTATTTCAGAGGAAGTGATGTAGCAAAAGCATTGGAAATTACGAATATTAGATCATCTATACAAAATTTTACAAGTAAGGAAAAGGGTGTACGTAAAGTGGACACCCTTGGAGGTCCACAAGATATTATATTTTTAAGTTCACATGGGGTATATAGGTTGCTTTACAGTAGTAAAAAAAAAATAGCAGAAAATTTTAGAGAATGGGTAGGAGATATATTAGATGATATAATTTTTAATCAATCAAAAGAATTACAAAAACAATTAGAAAATCAAAAATTACTTTTAGAAGAGCAAAAACATTTAACAAAAAGAAAAGTTGAAATGACATTAAAAAATAGTTTTAATAAACGAAATTTGGTATATTTAATCAAAATAACAATTAACGATGAAATTATATATAAATTTGGACATACAGATGATATAATAACTAGATTAAGAACACATAAAAATGAAATTGGTAAAGAAATAGAACTAGTGTATTGTATTGAAAGTAAAGATAGAAAAATGTTGGAAAGATTATTAATAGACCATTTAGAACAATATAAATTTAGAATCAAAAGAACAATTAATGATAAACATCAAACAGAATTATTAAAAGTGAACGATATAGAAATGATTAAAACTAAATTAATAGAATTAAATAAAGATCTCGAAAATGAAAAACTTTTAATTATAAAACTAAAAAATAAAATTATAGATTTAGAAAATGAAAATATAGAATTAAAACAACGATTAATAACAGATGAATATGTAAACGAACTAAAAAACAAAATAGAAATATTAGAAAAAACAATATTAGATTATAAATTAGATGGAAATGACCACGACAAAATAAAACCATTTATTGAAAATGAAGATACAGTTGAAGATAGAATATATAAAAAACGTCAAGTTGATAAAATAGATCCTACAACATTAAATGTAATAGAAACTTATGAATGTATTAATTCGATAATAATAAAAACCCCAATTCTTAGTTATAATGGAATATATAGAAGTATAAAAAAAAACAATGTATATAAAGATTTTAGATGGAATTATACTGGTGAAAAAATAAATCCAACAAACAAAATAATTATAGATGGTAATAAAGTAGAAAGAGTTGTTCAATTAGATGAAAATAAAAATTTTGTAAAAATATACCAAACCAAATCTGAATTATGTAAACTTTTACATGTCGGACTTGTTAAATTAAATCGATACATTGAAGAAGAAAAAATATTAAACGAGTTTTATTATGTAAATGAATCGTCTTACAGTATTCGTGATGAAATACATAATAGTAATTATGAAATTCATAATAGTAAACAGATAAAAGAAACAAATACTGAAACAAATGAAATTATAACTTATCAAACTATGAAAGAATTATATGAAAAGCGTGGTATATCTCGTTGTACACTAAGAAAATGTATAAAAAATAATAGAGTATGTGATAAATATAAATGGGAATACGTTAATGATACTCAAAATAAAAATAATAGTAAACAAGTTAAAGAAACAAATGTAAAAACAAATGAAATTATTGTATACGATACTATGAAAAAAACATATTCAAAATTAAATATTACTCTTGAAAAATTAAGAAATATTATCAATAATAAAGAAATAGTAAACGATTGCAAGTATGAGTTTTATCAAGTATGATTTGCGTCGATTTTTATCAAGTATGATTTGCGTCGATTTTTATCAAGTATGATTAATGTTGATTTTTATCAAGTATGATTTGTGTCGATTTTTATCAAGTATGATTAATGTCGATTTTTATCAAGTATGATTTGCGTAATGCGTTTCCATACATGCGAATAATTCATTTTGAAAAAGTATAAATCGCGACAATTCGTATTTTTTGTTTTAATTATTTTATTTTTTAATTAAAATTTTTTTAAAAAGTGTATATATATGACGGATTATTCTAACGCTTCAAGAACTATCACGACAGGTCTTTCATCATCAATGTATTCAGCTACACCAAGCGAATTTATCAATTGGTTGTCTTTTAACTTTAAAATATTTTTATGGATTACAACTATATGTTTATTATTAGCTTGTGTTAATTTATTATTCATTCGTAGAAAAAGCATAATGTATCATCACCCTATGATACAAAGTATGAATGGTATGATGTCAGGTATGATGTCAGGTACGATGTGTAAATGCAAAAATGGTAAATGTATATGTAAAGAATTGGATTTATCTCAAATTCAAAACCAATTGCAAAGAAATATGCAAAGAAATATGCAAAGAAATATGCAAAGAAATATGCAAAATGAAATACAAATTGAAATGCAAAGAAATATGCAAAATGAAATGCAAAATGAAATACAAAATGAAATACCAGTCGAAATGCAAAGAAATATGCAAAATGAAATACAAAATGAAATACCAGTCGAAATACAAAATGAAATGCAAAATGAAATGTCAGTCGGAATGCAAAATGAAATGCAAAATGAAATGCAAAATGAAATGCAAAATGAAATGCCAGTCGAAATGCAAGAAAATTTCAGTAATGATGAAATATATTCTTATAAAACATCAACGTCTTCGAATTATCAATCAATCCCATTATTATCACCACTTGATGAAAATAGAAATTCAGAAAATTTATTTTTCGGAAAAGCGAATCGATTTATCTATAGACACAACAACGAATATGTTTACTCATTGGAAATTTATTGCAACCTCATGGTTTTAGATGGTAATATTTATGATAAAGCTCAAAGAAATACAATTAAACAAAAATATAAAGTATACCTTATTAATAGTAAAACTAAAGAAACATCGTTTCTAGATAATCTTGTAAAAGACGGTGATGGTGTTTATAAATTAAAATATAAAAGCAATCAGTCAGAAGCGCTTTTAAAATACGATATCATAAAAATCAATTACTCTTTGGACGATAAAGAACAAACCTTGTTACAAGGGAGATTTGCTTAGTTAGTTTTTAAATTTTTTTACAATATATCAGGGTTATATCGAATATTATCATAATCGTATATTTTTACATTATATTCATCTTTTAATACATCTATAAAAATAGAATCTCCATCGTATAACTCGTTGTCGTTTTTTGAACGAAAGGGTATTTTTAATCGATTTCTACTTTCATCAATTATATAATATTCGTATTTATCTGTTTTACCAGGATATTTAGGTCTACTAAATAAGGGATACCTATCAGTATTATTATATAAAAATCCTACCTGTTGAAATTCTTGATAAGGAGCTGTATTAAATCGTCCACCCGAATAGGTCCTTTCAGGAGGTTGTAAAGGATCATATATTCGATCAAGTAACACAGTTTTTTGCACAGTCGAATTAGATAATGTACTCTTTACTTTTATCAAATCAGTTTCGCATTGTTGTCTAGACACACTACAATTATATAATTTATCTTGTAAATCTGAAATCTTACCCACCAATTCCGTAGTTGACAAATGAGAATTCAAATTTATATTTGATAAATGTTCTGTTTTATTAATAATTATATAAACAAAAAATAAAATTGTAAATAATATTATAAATATATAAAACGTTACATCAGCTTTTTTAAAACAAACAGTTGAGGATTCCATATGATATAATCTTTTAAAAAAAAATTTAATCAAAAAATGAAAAATGTTGATTAAAATGGAAAAATAATTGAATTTGATAAAATTTTCTTTTAAAAATAATAATGTCTCTTAAATACGAATACGATTACTACACAAATCACGACTTGGTGTTAAATAAAAAAAGATACAAGTCAAAGGGTTTGTCTGGTTTGACTAATATGGGTAACAAATGTTTTATGAACTCTATACTACAGTGTCTTAGTAATACATTAAAACTTACAGATTATTTCTTATCTTGTAAATATCGAGAAGATGACCCAGACCAAATTAATAAACGCAAAAAAGAATACTATATCGTTCTAAGTTATCTTAATTTATTAATTAACATGTGGGAAACTAATCAAATCATTAAACCTAAATCATTTGTTGAAAATTTAAGCAAATTTGTCAGTAAATATTATACGTTGGAACAACAAGATTCACACGAATGTTTATTGTACATTTTAGATTATTTACATAAAGGATTATGTTATGAAATAGATGTAGATATACAAGGTACTGTTAAAAATAATTCAGACCTTCTTATTAAACAATCACTTGAACAATGGAAAAACTTTTATGCGTCAAATTATTCATTTATTATTGAAACTTTTAATGGAATGTTTTATAACAAAATTAGTTGCAATAATTGTGATTTTTCTGAAAATGTATTTGAACCATATAATTCAATAAGCTTAAACATTAACAACAATCAAACTACATTACACGAATGCTTTGATAATTATTTCAACAATTCCGAACATATTAATTCATGGAATTGTGAAAAATGTAAAGATTCAGGATGTTCTAAATCCGTAAAATGTTGGACTTTTCCAAATTATTTAATTATACATTTAAAACGTTTTACTAACAATGGAAAAAAAATAAATACACATATCGATTTCCCCAAAGATGATTTAAATATGTCACAATACATCTCTTCAAATAAAAACGACCCCAATAATTACATTTATTCTTTATATGCTGTAAATTATCATTCTGGATCATCAAATTCTGGTCATTATTGGTCAGCTTGTAAAAATTTAGACAACAATTGGTATTCTTATAATGATGCAGACTTGACAAAAGTAACCAATTTAAATACATTGTCAAAAGATGCATATATTCTTTTTTATTCACGTAAATTTATAAAAAATTAAAAATAACCATTTTCAAATTTTTCCTTTGAAATTCATATTGTAAATTAAAACCGTAAATTCATATTGTAAATTAAAACGGTAAATTCATATTGTAAATTAAAACCGTAAATTAATTAGAGTAAATTCATAATTAATTTTTTCTAAGTATAATATAATTAGAGTATGACACTTCAAACACAAATAATATATGTCATAGGTACGATTTTACTTTTATATATTACTAAACCGATTTTACTATTTAAACCTAATGGGAAACCAAGACTATACGGTTTAGGTTACGACGATGAAGGATATAAGAAAACATTGTACACGTTTCAATTTATAATTGTGATTGTTGTTTTGATTATAACACTTTATATAAAAATCAAATAAAATTTTTTTAATTAAATTTTTATCAAAAGTGTATATAGAATACATTGGTTATGTATTTTGATTTGGAACAAGAAATTTTCGAACTTGAAATGCGAAAAAATCTAAAAAAAGATATTTTTTTACAGTATCAATCGTTTATAACTATATTAGAAATTAAAGAAATAATTAATCGTATAAAATTTTTAAAACATCAAATACAACAAAATCGTATTATATAACAAATTCCATAGTAAGTAAACCACTCTCTATTTTAACTATATTATATGTTAAAGAATACACTGATAACTTTAATTTTGGATTATTAGCTTCTAAATTCAATGATAATGTCACATCATTAAATCTAGACATATTTAATGACCCAGTTGGTTGATTATCTTCTGGTCTTATACTAAAAGGCATCACATATATATATTTTAATGGTATATTTGAATGCGCATTTTGAGCAAAAATTGTTCTGTAATAATACTCTGGTAAATTATCAAAACGCAACTTGCCATCTAATAATAAAGATGCACTCTTTATCAAAGGAGTATCACCTGGTGTCTTTGAATATGCAAAATAATTATTATTTTCTATATTCTCATTTTCTGAACAGAAAAATAAAACTTCTTTACAAGGATGATTAAACTTTAACGTTGTATTATGCACAGTAGAATTACTATTTATCATTTCATCACCATTATATTGCACTTGGTCTATCAAAAATAAATGCTTTTGTTTTTGAAACTCGTTTAATACAATATCGTCTAAATATATATATTCTGCAAATAAATTTGAATCTATAATATCAACATAATGCGGCTCTAAACCATCGTAATTCACACATTGTTCAAAATTCCTCAATCTAAAATTTATTTTAATTTCTTGATTTGACATACTCAAAATAGGCAATGCCGAATTATATTGTTTTGTAAACCAAAAATCCAATGGTATAATCAAATCAACATCTTTCCCCGCATTGTAATAATTCGACACATATGTATCCGACTTTAATAACATAAGATTTGTACCATCACGCTTGTTAACGTTTGTTAATTCATCCCATGCATTTAAAAATTCAGGATATAATCTATCTACTATAACACCACCTATTTGTAACTCTATTGGACCATTAAAAATAGCATAACCTATAGTATCACTCCAACACGCATATATACCACCATTTTTTACAAGTTTTGGTAAACGTATTTGCAAATGCAATTTTGATAACAAATGTCCTCTTTTCTGTATTATACATGAAATTTTATGCCCAAATTGAGGAGTATCATTCATATCCAATTTAAACGTTTCCGTAGCAAAATTTACATATTTGTAATATATATATTTAAAAATATTAATTTGAGGATCTTTTGTTAAATACGCGTCTTGTAAACCAATAGCTTGCAATTGTAAAATACTTGGTGACATTATCTTTTATTAACAAATTAAAAAAAAAATTTGTGCGACGTTATTTAATTTAATTTCATTTAATTTAATTTAATTTCATTTAATTTCATTTAATTGTTCATCTTCTGTCAATTTCGTTTTACCCATATACGCATATGCTAAATCTTTTTTTAACAGATGATCTGAAAACGAATCACCTGTTTTTTTATCATTATCATCAAGTGCGTACACATTTGCCAATAATCTCCCATATTTATCAAATTCTAAACATTCCACCCACACAACAATCACATTTTCATTTAAAAAATTCTTTACATCCACTTTGGTTATATCCGACATAACATCTATTTTTTCATCAACCAACTTTAACAATGTATTTCTCGCCAAAATCGCCCTTTTTTTTAATTGCTCGTTTTTACTCTTCATTTCACATGTATCAATACCATTTAAACGTACACTATACTTGTAATAATTATTAAACACAGGTAAAATTACATATACACTATCACCATCTACTATATCCACTAACCTACCTTTTGAACATTGTCCATTTAATGTAAAAAATGGCGTAGTTAATCCATAATTCACAAAAGCATTATTATCTTTTATATCCATGTTTATATATATTTAGAAAATAAATGTATAAAAGTCCAATGTATAAAAGTCCAATGTATAAAAGTCCAATGTATAAAAGCCCAATGTATAAAAGTGTAAAGATATAATAAGTTTAAAGATATAATACGTTTAAAGATATAATACGTTTAAAGATATAATAAAATGTCATATAATAAAATGTCAAATAATAAAATGTCAAATAATAAAATGTCAAATAATAAAACCATTTTAAGAGAATATAAAAAAACTCTTAATGTGGTAAACGATCATATTTCCCAATCGATAAACAACAATGATACGCAAGTCATTCAATCAAATAGAGAATCTGCCATACAATTATTACAAAAATTGGTAAATAGTTTAGATATTAGAGATTATTTACTTTTAGATAGTAATCCAGTTATATCAAAAGAAACGTTTAAAGAGTCTCTTTTTACATTAGGTACATTGTATAAATCATTTGTTGAAACTGAAATAAAACACAAAATGGAATTGTTAAGAAAAAATAATTTAAATCGTGCGGAAAAAGAAACTAATTTATCAGATACACAAGAACAATTGTTTAAACGCGGGATAGAATGTTTTAATTGTATTTTGCGAATATCTTTTGAAGATGAATTAGCTTTAAAACAAATCACAAGTATTTATACGCAATTATGTTTTTTTGCACAAGATAATATCACTAAATGTTTACAATATATGCAGGAAGCACTATTGTATTCTCCAAATAATGAAACCATTCATTATAATCTTGGATATACATATCAACGTTTAAACAAATTAGAATTATCCATAATTCATTACAAAATTAGTATATCATTAGCAGAATTGTATTCTATCACCACAAAAGACCCAGATCAAGAATTTAAACGTTTAAAATTAAATAGTTATAATGGAATCTCTGGTGTATATCGTTCTATTAAACAATGGCCTGAAGCATTACATTATTTACTAAGGGCTGAAAAAATAGATAAAAACGATCCAGATATTCAAAATCAATTAGGTGTTGTTTATACCGAAATGCGACGTACTGATTTAGCGGAAATTTCATACAATTCAGCGATTAAAAATTATAGACTGTCATTTATATCACCAGATCATAAATTTCTATTGGCTGAATTGTATTTAAATTTAGGACATATGCATTCTTATAATGGTGATAATAGTAAATCCATTGATAATTACAACAAGTCTTTACAAGTATGTCCAAATTTTACATTACCTTTTCAAAATAAAATTATGAATCTTAGTTATCTTTTTGACCAATTGGAAGATAAAATGTATATATATAATCAACATAAACTTGTAAATAAATTATACAAAAAAGGTAAAGGTAAAGGTAAATATACATTTCCAAAAGAGTTTTGGCAAAGTAACAATAAAATTAACATTGGTATTATTTCCGGAGACTTTGTAGAACACCCAGTTAGTTTTTTTATAAGTACTCTTTTAAAAAAATACGATACATCCAAATTCAATATTACTTGTTATTCAGAATGTATCATTAATACAAGTGTATTCAACTCTCACTTGCAATTTAAAACTATTAAAAATCATTCTGCTGATTTAGCTGCCGATATCATTTACAATGATAAAATCCATATCCTTTTTGATTTAGCTGGACATACTGCTTTTAATAGACTTGACATTTTTGCTTTAAAACCATCACCTATTCAAATTACATATATCGGATATCCTTATTCAACTGGGTTAGACGAAATGGATTATCGTATAACTGATTCAGTTTGCGACGGAGATTTATCAATTTCACAAAAATTTTATACTGAAAAATTATTACCTTTAAAAAATAGTTTCTTATGCTACGATCCAACTGTTATTAAACGATCAATTGAAGATATTACAACTACAATGCCTGATCTAAACCCAAGAGAACCAAGTAAAAATTTTATTACATTTGGGTGTTTTAATAGATTAAATAAGATGACCGATTCAGTTATTTTATTATTTAATAAAATATTGATACAATTTAAAAATTCACAATTTGTTTTTAAAACAAAAGCATTAATTAATACAACTATTAAAAATAGATTTCTAAATAATTTTGATAAAAATGTAAGATCACGTATCACAATATTAGATTGTACACTTACACACGAATCTCATTTATTAACTTATAATCAAATAGATATTGCTATCGATACATTTCCTTATTCTGGAACAACAACTACTTGCGAATCCCTTTATATGGGCGTTCCAGTGTTTTCATTATACGATTCAGAATATTATTTTCATGCACAAAATGTTTCCTGTAGTATTTTAAAAAATAGTGATTTAGATTATTATATTTTTAACAACGACAACGAATTATTTCAAAAAATCGAAGAATTAAATCAAAGGGATACCGTTTTTTGGAAAAACTTGAAAACTGATACACGAAACAAATTTACTCACGGTAAAGTATGCAATAAAGAAGACTACATTTTTAATTTACAAGAACTACTCACCCAATTATATAATACACATTCTAAATTAATCTAATGTCACGATTCACCAGATATTTTCGATAAATATACATCTAAATCACTCGAGTACCGATACATCAACGTTACACATCGTTACATAAAAATGTAATGTTCGTGTGAAAATATATAGATTTAGTACATTACTCACTATATATTAAACGAGCACACTCATATCTGAGCCGGCTGTATCTTGCATCCAAAAATATTTTATCACCAATTTTTTAATAAAATATTTGTACTT